GACTAGATACGGTATGGTTGCTAACCCATTTGTACTTAACGGAAGCACTCCTGATGCTGAAGCTCTTACACACGGTAAGAACCAGTACTACAGAAGAGTTAGAGTTGCTAACTTAACATAGTCCAAAAATTGGTAATGCGTGTTACCAAAATATGGAAAATCCCCCAACATTGTTAGGGGACACACACAGGGATCCTACGGGATCCCTTTTTTTATGCTTAAATAGTATTGTAGGTATACAGAAAAAACATGAACGGTAGACTCGATAAAGTCGCCATGACCAATAGGCTCATGCAACTCAAAAGAGAACTGCATTACAAATGTGAAATTGGTGAAAAGGGCAATAGGTATTGTACAGGTGCTAACGAGTATCTAAACAAGACCCTAGATGTTCTGGATGAATATTGGCAGTAATCCAAATTCTTTGTTATAATAAAATTACTAAATTACAATCATGGTCTTATCTCAGTACGGTAGAGATTTACTCTCTAAAAAACCAAAACAAAAACCTCCAACTAAAAATTCTTTTACAACCAAGAAGCAAACTATGGTTAGTAAAGAAGAAGTTAGTGAGATGATAGATTTTGCTATCAACCAACACAATAGAAATGCTGGTCAGATTAGCATGGTTCTTGGATTTGCATTCATGGCACTGTTCGCCGATGGTCTGTTTAGAACTCTAGGACTGATACCTCCTTTCATGGGTATTGATGTAAGTATTGTAAAAGACGTAGTAGAAGCAATTAAAGATCAAGTAGTAACTCAATTATAACTCGATAAATAATAAGTAGTCGAGATATTAACATGCCTTTAGGCGGAGCAGATTGGTACAAAGAACAACCAACCAATAGGAATTTTTTAAACCCTATTGGTTTTATCCTTAAACTAGAAAAGTTTGAAGGAGTAGACTTTTTTTGTCAATCAGCAAATGTTCCTGATATTAATATGCCTTCAACACAGGTAGCAAGTCAGTTTAGAAACTTGCCCATCATACCTGGCGGAGGAGTAGAGTTTGGTGATTTATCAATAACATTTATTGTAGATGAAGATTTAAAAAACTACAATAGTATATACAAATGGATGCGTGACAATGGTAATGCAGATCAGATGGCACGTTCTACACCAGAGAAGGACATACTTACCAACGGACAATTATTAATTACTACCAGTGCATACAACCCTGCATTTGTGGTAGATTTTCAAAATTTATTTCCTGTAGCACTGACAAATTTGCAATTTGATGCTACAATAGGAGATGTAGAATACATTACTGCTAACGTAACATTCAAACATCAGCAGTTCTTCCTACGTGATAAGACATTTAAGAAAATATGAATTTTGAATCTCTTCGTAATAAATTTCAAAAACTAAGAGAAGACTGGGCAGAAGATAGTCATGTAGACTTTCAATTTAAGAACAAACAATATAGTGCTGACCTAGGGCAACTCGCATTAGACATCCCTTTCCAACACAATAAATACTTAAACCATTACACTGACATATCACAGATTAAGACTTCTTTAGAGTTTGAAATTCGTAAATTAGTAAAGGAAAAACGTGAGTATTATTCTGGTGAAGCAGATGCTAAAACGTATGCTGCTAAACCATTTGGATCTCATATAAAAACAACTGAAAAGATGAAGGTCTATCTAGAGTCTGATGATGAGATCATCAACCTAGAAGCAAAGATTAAGTATCTAGATCAGATGCTATACTTTCTAGATCAAGTTATGAAACAAATTTCAAACAGAGGTTTTCAAGTGAAGAGTGCCATTGAGTGGGAGAAATTTGTTAATGGACAATAATGACACATCTTACAGTAAAGAAAAAGAATGAAGTTTATATAACTATTCATTCTGATGAGGAGTACGTCCATAGAGAATTAGCGGACTACTTTACATTTGAAGTTCCAGAAGCAAAGTATTTAAAAAAGAATCCCAGATACAAATACTGGGATGGAACCATACGTCTATACTCCCCTGCTACAGGAGATTTGTATCATGGGTTGTTAGATCATCTACAGGTATGGGCAGCAGAAAAACAATATATTGTAGAGTATGAAAAGAATGATTGGTACGGAGACATAAGTCAAGACAATAAGTTAGTCTCATTACCAGCAGTAAAACAATACATGAAAAAAATCTCTAAGATAGAACCTAGAGATTATCAATATCATGCTGTCTATGAAGCAATAAAGAACAATCGTAAGTTGTTACTTTCTCCTACGGGATCTGGAAAATCCCTCATGATCTACTCCATAGTCAGATACTATGCTGCCACCGCAAAGAAGATACTTATAGTCGTCCCAACTACATCCCTCGTTGAGCAGATGGTCAATGATTTTATTTCTTACGGGTGGAATGCTACTGCTCATGTTCATAAAATTTATAGTGGTAAGGATAAAAATACTGACAAACCTATTATAATATCAACTTGGCAATCTATCTACAAATTTCCTAAAAGATACTTTGATGATATTGATTGCGTAATTGGTGATGAAGCACATCTCTTTAAGTCAAAGTCATTGACAGGTATCATGACTAAGTTACACAATGCCAAGTATAGGTTTGGTTTTACTGGTACTCTAGATGGGAGTAAGACTCACAAGTGGGTACTAGAAGGTTTGTTTGGCAAGTGTGAACAAGTAACTAAAACAGATGATCTAATCAAGGAAGGTTACCTTTCTAATTTTAGAATAAAAATCCTACTTTGTAAACATGCTCCTCAGTATTTCGAGACATATCAAGATGAAATAGAATATCTTGTGGAGCATAAAGGTAGAAATAACCTCATAAAGAATCTAGTCAAGGACCTAGATGGTAACACCCTAGTACTATTTAACTATGTAGAAAAACATGGTACACCATTATACGAATTGATAAATAATAATGTAGAATCCTCACGTAAAGTATTTTTTGTACACGGAGGAACTGACGTAGAAGATAGGGAAGAAGTACGCAATCTAACAGAGACGGAATCTAATGCAATCATCGTTGCCTCTTACGGCACCTTCTCAACTGGAATTAACATTAAGCGTCTTCACAACATCGTGTTCGCTTCACCATCAAAGTCCAGAATCAGAAACCTACAATCAATTGGTAGGGTTCTCAGGAAAGGAGAAGGTAAGGACATAGCAACGTTGTATGACATTGCAGATGACATTGGTGGACAGAACTATACGCTGAAGCATTTGAATGAAAGAGTAAACATATACAACAATGAAAACTTTAAGTATGAAGTTATAAGAGTAAACCTTAGAGCAAACTAATATGAAAGACGAAGAATTTTATTCAACAATAAAAATCGTAACTGGTGAAGAGATAGTAGCAAAGGTTATCTATCTTGAAGATGAAGATAAGGTTATGTTAGAAGATCCTCTTCTTGTAGAAGTGCAGAGACAAAGAAAAGGTGCGTTGGAAATTGCTGGTTTTGCATTCAAGGAATGGATGTCGGCGACGTTTGAGGATATGTTTGTTATGAATAGAGAACATATTGTAACAATGTCTGAGATAGATCCTACTATTAAAGAATTTTATATAAAAACATTAGAGAGAATGAAGAGTGGTCAAACCTTAGCGAACACTGCAGACAAGTTGCCTAGAAAGTCAGGCTATGTCGGGTCGGTGTCTAAATTCAAGAAGTCTTTAGAAGATATATTTAAAAAGAGCTAGACTCATCCTTGAACCCGCTACACGGTTAGTGTACTGGTTATCTAACAGTTTGTCAAGTACCTTTACAAAACTTCTTTCATTTGCTATACTAAAGACATCATTCAACGCAGTAATGAAAAGAAAAAAAACTGAGTACTATGTAAATAACAAAGAATTTCTCGCTGCGATAACAGCCTATCGTGAGCAAGTTCACGCTGCCGAGGAAGCTGGAGAAGCACGTCCTAGAGTAAATAATTACATAGGATCTTGTTTTTTAAAAATCGCAACACACCTGTCATACAAACCAAACTTCGTAAACTATATGTTTAGAGAAGATATGATTTGTGATGGTATTGAAAACTGTTTACAGTATATTGATAACTTTAATCCAGAAAAATCAAAGAATCCTTTTGCTTATTTTACACAAATTATATACTATGCGTTTTTAAGACGTATACAAAAGGAAAAGAAACAATTAGAAATCAAAGGAAAGATACTGGAAAGGTCTGGATTTGATGAGGTAATGCACACAGACCGATATACTGGTAACATGTCAGGTATGAATGCTTCTTATTCTGACATGGGTAGCATCAAAGAAAACATAGAAACCAAAATGAATCGCTAATGCCTAACGACTTATATGATGATATGCGTAGATTAAACGCATTGTATGAAGAACTTATGTGGAGTAACGATGATGAGTTACAATTTATCATTGAAAACGGACGCATCGTTATTTTAAATAAAACACATGAAGAGTATATTAAGAAGACACACTAGCGAAGTTGAAAGAATGAATCGCTTTGAACGTAGACTTGCTGTCACAAGAAGACTCAGAGAAATGTTTCCAGATTATACTGGAGTATATAAGTTTACTGAATACCAGTTTATTGATTATGAAAGAATTTGATTATGATCTCGATTATAAAAGACTTGACTTTACAAACGAGGAGACTCGTAAACTATATCGTATTGGAAGAGGGGAGCAAGGGGTTCTATTGGTTCGCCCTTATACTAACGATATCTGTGCTCATTGGAGATTTAAGACTCCAAAGATTGCAATGATGTCTGCACATACTATCTTCGACATGTATCTAGATTACCTAGAAGAGAAAGACTTTATAGGTATGGATATGTGTCGTAAGTTTTTAGAGATGGGATTTACTAGATCAAGGAGATATGCCAATCATAGAGACGGTAAAAAGTATGATAAAGAAGGCAATGTAATACCCCAAGAAAAAGATCATGCTACTTGTCATTTTGCTAAGTCTGCTAAAATATTTAAGAGCGTACGTGACATGGTTGCAAAAAATGAAATATATGTTAAAATGAGAAAAGACTGGCGAGCATCAGAATGAATATTTTTGTAACAGATCCATCACCAACTCTATCTGCTAGACATCTACCTGACAAACACGTTGTCAAGATGCCTCTAGAAACTTGTCAAATGCTATCTATAGTATGCTCCGACAAGTGGGGTCACAATTATGGTGATCTACATCGTCTTGATGGTCAAGCATACAAGACAGACAAGGGTGCATTCCGTAATCATCCTTGCACTATATGGGCAAACTCTTGCCTAGAAAATACATGGTGGTTACTTGCCCATGGTCTTGCTCTGTGCAACGAGTACGAGCATCGTTATGGCAAGTCACATAGTTGTGAGAAGACATTGATAGAAGCAACAACTATCATACCTTCTGCACCTAGTCCATACAGACCATCATCATTTACATTTGCAGGTCCTGACGAGTTCAAGTACGATACAAGTATTGACATCTTCACTGCATACAAACGTTATGTTGCATCTAAACCTTGGGTTGCTACCAACTATCTACGTGACCCATCTCGCAAACCAGATTGGATAAATTAATGGGAACAGAAATGTTAGCTATAAGAGATCTATTGCTGTCTTGTCCACCTGTCTATACATTGCCAGGTACTTGGACTAAATGCAATGCAATCATACCACACTACAATGCAAATCCAAACATTACTTTTGCTATTTCATTTATAGTAATTGTAGTATTGTTAGCAGGATTTGGAGTGTATAAAGCATTCTTTGCAAACGAAGGATTAGCAGATCCTTGGGATGATCATGACGACTAATGTATCATAATAATTTTTTTACTGATGAACAGTGGGAATGTATTAGAGTGTGTGTAGCAAATGCACCTATACCCTATGATATTACCAAGAAAAAAATTCCTGCTGAGATCCTAGACAAGATAGGACAACCAACACCTCTTAAAGGTGAACCATTAGAAATCCCTTATTACGATCTAACACCATACGGAATCCATGAAAGTTGACAGGTACTACGATCCATACGAGGATCTTGAAAAGAAATGTCTCAATGAGATAGAACACATTGCAAAGTCACTAGGTGGCACTATGCAAAAAATATCCAAACGTGATAGTATGGGTAGATCATCAAAAGTTATCCAAATTGAGTATGAAATTAACGAAAGAACTTATTGACAAAATACAGGAAGCAATGCTTCATACCAAGAAGGATGGTACTGTTAACTGGAAAGATACCGATGAGGTTGTAGTACAATTAGCAGGAACATTTGCTGCTGATAGATTTATTGTTATTAAGAACAAAACAAAAGATCCAGTGGTATCTGCTGCACCACATCCTTTCTATGATTATGAAAAGAAAAAGTGGTTGAAAGATGGTAGAGAAGAGTATATGAAAGAGTGGACAAAACAGAACAAAAAGAAATGAAGATAGCACTCATAACAGATCAACATTTAGATGGACGTAAGGGTTCTCTTCCGTTCTGGAATTACTTTCAAAAATTTTATGATAACATATTTTTTCCAGTTCTTGAGAAAGAAGGTATCACAACGGTATTTGACCTTGGCGACACCTTTGATAATAGAAAGTCTCTGGATTATAATACTTTTAACAGAGTTAAGACTAATTACTTCGAGAGGTTAAAAGATTATAAGGTACATATGATTCTTGGTAATCATTGTACTTACTATAAGAATACTAATAAGATAAATTCTCCTGAGTTATTATTAGAAAACTATGAGAATATAACTATCTATTCTTCACCAGAACATATAACTATTGGTGGCAAAAATTTTCTTATGATGCCTTGGATTAATTCTGAGAATAAGAAAGAAGCAGTAGAAACTATGAAGAGTAGTAATGCTGACATTATGTGTAGTCACATGGAAGTTGATGGTTTTGAAGTTACACCAGGTATGCATTTTGATGGTGGATTTTCTGTGAGTGATTTTAAAAACTTTGATCGTGTATGGTCAGGACATTTCCATCACAAATCAAAAAGAGGTAATGTACAATACCTTGGCAATCCTTATCAGATGTATTGGAATGATTACAAAGATTCTCGTGGATTTCATATTTACGATACTGAAACTGACAGACTTAAATTTGTCAGAAATCCTTACGAAATATTTGACAAGATCTTCTATGATGATGCCAAGTATGACTACAACAAATCAAATGTATCTGATTATAAAGACAAGTACATCAAGATCATCGTTGAAGAGAAAAGAGACTACCGAATGTTCGAGACATTGGTTGATCGCCTTTACAACGTAGGAGCACATGATGTCAAGATAGTGGAAACCCTAGTTGACACAGATGACATTGATGATGTAGACTTAAAGACTAAGGATACAATGACTCTTTTGAATGAATATATTGACGAAGTGGATATCGCTGTGGACAAATCTTCACTCAAGAATGTCATGAGATCCCTATATATTGAAAGTTGTAACGTTGGATAATGTTTGTACTTACACTAGAAAATCATGCTGAAGGAGTCTATTCTTTGTTCGATGCAGACAAAAATAGGATCATACCTATATTTCAATTAGAGGATGATGCAAATAGATATCTTACAATGTTAGAAGATGTATCAGAATATCCTTCCATGAGGGTTGTGGAAATGGAAGATCATGTTATAATAGATGCATGTCAGCAAAGAGGACAAAAATTTTCCATCATCACACCTGACGATTTTATAATACCACCTGACAATTTAGAATGATAATTTTTGAAAAGATCCGTTGGAAGAATTTTCTATCAACTGGAAATGTGTTTAGTGAGATTGATTTTACAGAAGGAAGAACAAATTTAATCGTTGGTAGTAACGGTGCGGGTAAGAGTACCATCTTAGATGCTCTTACTTTTTCTTTGTTTGCTAGACCGTTTCGTAAAATTAGCAAGAGTATGTTGATCAATAGTATCAATGAGAAAGATTGTGTGGTGGAGATAGAGTTTACTATTGGTAAGAATGAATACAAAGTTGTTCGTGCCATGAAACCAAATAAGTTTGAGATCTATCACAATGGTGTGCTGTGGGATAAAGAGAGTTCAGTAAACGAACAACAAAAGAATTTTGAGAATAGTGTTCTTAAGATGAACTATAAATCATTCACACAGATTGTGGTGCTAGGATCATCTACGTTCGTACCATTTATGAAGTTGTCTGTTCCACAAAGACGAGAGATAATAGAAGACATACTAGACATACAAGTATTCTCTACTATGAATCTGTTACTAAAAGACAGAGTGAAAGAAAACAATGTAGAGATACGTGATGTAGATTATCAAATAGATTTATTAAAAGATAAGATAGAGTTGCAGAAGCAACATATGTTAACTTTAGAAAAGAGAACTGAAGAAGATATCAAGAGGAAACAAAAGCAAATAGAAGAATACCAAACAACAGAGACACATGGTACAGAAGAAGTTTTGATTCTCACACAACAAATCGAAAGACTTAATAAAGAAATGAAAGAGTATTCTAAGTCCAGCGAGAAGTTGAAGAAGTTGAACACGTTTTTAATAAAGTTGACACATAAGTTGAACACATGCGAGAAAGATCGTAAGTTTTTTGAAGACCATGATGTCTGTCCTACTTGTTCTCAGGAACTCGAAAAAGAATTTGTTGCTACTATGACAGATGATTTAGATGATAAGATAAAAGATATCAGTATTGGTAAGGATGAACTACTAGAAGCAATAGAACAAGAAGAAAAGAGATTAGAAAAATTTACTGAGTTGTCAACTGAAGTTAATAATATTAATACAACTATTAGTCAGACTAATTTTCAACTCATGACTATCAGGAAACAGATAACTGATATTGAAAATGAGATAAAGGAATTAGAAGGAACTAATCCTGACAAGAAGGCAGAGTACAATAAATTAGAAAAATTCATAAAAGATAAAAAGAATTTTTCTAGACAATATGCTGACCTAAAGAAAGATGGTGATGTCCTGACAACTGCAGGACAACTACTTAAGGATAATGGGATAAAGACTAGGATTATCAAGACTTATCTCCCTACGATGAATAAATTAATTAACGATTTCTTACAAAGGATGGAGTTTTATGTCAATTTTACCCTTGATGAGAACTTTGAAGAAATAATTAAGAGTAGATACAGAGATATATTTTCATATGATTCGTTCAGCGAAGGAGAAAAAGCTCGTATTGATATTGCTCTTCTGCTCACTTGGCGTAGTATTGCTAAGCTTAAGAATAGCGTCGATACTAATTTACTTATCTTAGATGAGATATTTGATGGATCACTAGATCAAACTGGTACATCTGATCTAGGATGGATCCTGAGAAATTTTGATGAGAACACAAAAGTATATGTAATTAGTCACAAACAGAATTTAGATGATAAGTTTGATAGAACTATAACAGTAGAGAAGAGTAAGAACTATTCTACACTGGGTGTGACAGTTAACGAAGTTACACACTCACTGGTTGGCTAACGAAAATATCTGCTATCATGTGTATATACAAAGCACAGGCACATGACAAACAAAGAAATCAAAGGTAATTTAGCAAGACTTCTCGCAACAGAGAACCTTGTTGTCGAGCACAAACAAACACCTACAGCATACTTCAATGTTGATACTAGAGTCCTAGTTCTTCCAAAGTGGGACAAAGCATCTGACGTTGTGTATGACATGCTTGTAGGTCATGAGGTAGGACATGCATTGTTCACACCTAACGTAGACTTTACAGAGCAAGTATCTTGCCCAAGAGATTACGTCAACGTTATTGAGGATGCTCGTATCGAGAAACTCATGAAGCGTAAGTATCCTGGTCTTAAGAAATCTTTTGTTGGTGGTTACACAGAACTCAATGACAAAGACTTCTTCCAGATCTTTGACAAAGACCTCACAGAGTTATCTCTTATTGATCGTATCAATCTACATTTCAAGTTAGGTGCTCACGCTATGATGCCTTTTGAAGGTGCTGAGTATGTGTTTGTTGCTCGTGCTGACCTTGCTGAGACATTTGATGAAGTGTGTAAGATTGCACAAGATGTTTATAACTATGCCAAGACACAAGAAGATGAGCAAGAGAAAACTGAAGTGCCTGTTTCTCAAACTCCATCTTCTACTGGTGGCGATACAGAGTCTGATGACGAAGATGGTTTCGGTAAATTACAAGTAGATATCAAAGGTGACAGAAGTGGTGGTTCTTCAACAGGAGCAGACCTAGAAGATGTTAAAGATGATTGGTATGATGAAGATGGTAACATGACCGAACCTGATGATGGTGAGTCACTAGATGACTTACTAGATGGTGAAGGTGATGATAATGAAGGTGGTATTGATAGTTCT